GATCTCCTTTTCTCACACGTCAACGCTTCCAAAGTTTCGCAAAACACGGCAGAAATGGGTTTTTCCGGCTTCGCCTCAATTTTAAGGTTGCCCGTCAAGCAAATTGCAACCAAAAAGTGAATACAGCCATGCCAGCCCAAAGAAAGCCAACCAACGTCCACCAGTTCACGGGTGCGCACGCGATAAACCCGTCGAGAGCGCGAGCGCGGGCGGGCGAGCCGCAACCGCGCGAGCGACTGGCGGAGACGCCACCGCCATACTTGGCTGCAAACGTGGCGGTCGTCTGGAAACAAATCATGGCGGTTATCCCGTTTGACGTGCTGGCGGACTGCGACATGATTGCCGTCGAGGTGGTGGCGCGGCTGACGGCTCAAATGCGCGAGGAGGGGGAGACAGATTGGGCGCAGTTGCGGATTGCGCTGTGCGAACTCGGCATGACTCCTGCGAGCCGGAGCAAGGTGAGGGTGCATGACTTTGGGGACGGCGGGAAGGCCGGGGAGCCAACCGGCAACGCATTCGCGGACGTGTAAGGCTGCGAGAAATACACGCTTGACGTGGCAAGCCGCTTGGCTTTTGTCGGGCGCATGGAGACGCCAGAAAACCGCCCGCTTGCGGGGCAAGCCAACCCGCCACCCGACCCCGCAGCCGTGAGGCACGTCATGCGCTACTTTGGAGCGATGGGCGGACGTGCGCGAAGTGATGCGAAGGCGGCAGCGTGTCGGTTGAACGGATGCCGCCCGAAACGTGCGCGGCTGACGGTGGCGAGCGTGACCGTGGCGGGGGTGCCGGTGGCGTTTGAGACGGCGACGCTGGCGGAGCCGGTAGAGACACGGGAGGGCGGCGCATGAGCCGAGGCAAGCCCGGCGTGAGCGCGAGCGCGCTGCGAAAAAGCGAGCGTGCCGTGGTGCTGGGCTGGACGCTGCGCGAGAAAGTCGGGCCGTGCCGGTGGCTGCGCTGGCGGAAACGGGCGGCGAAGGCGGCGGCGCAAGCGGAGAATTTACCATGAGCAAAAAGAAAACACCACCACCAGAAACAGAAGCCCAGCCGCCAGCCGACGGTCTGCCCGCCGTGCGCTGCGCGTTCACGGAAATGCGGGCCGTAGCGGACTTGCGTGAGCACCCGCAGAACCCGAACAAGCACGGCGCGGAGCAACTGCGCCTACTTGCCAAGGTCATCGGCGCGACGGGCTGGCGGTCGCCGGTGGTGGTGAGCAAGCGCAGCGGCTACGTCGTCAAGGGGCATGGGCGTTTGCAGGCAGCGCGGCTCGCGGGCTGGGCGAGCGTGCCGGTGGACGTGCAGGAATACGCGGACGAGGCGATGGAACTTGCCGACCTCGTGGCGGACAACCGGCTCGCGGAGCTGGCGGACATGGACGCTGCCGCGCTGAAGGACTTGCTCGGCGCGATGGACACGGGCGCGGTGGACATGGAGCTTGCCGGGTTCACAGAGATGGAACTGGCGCGCATCATGTCGCAGTTTCACGTTCAAGGGGAGAACGACGCCCGCGCGGAGTGGGAGGGGATGCCGGAGTTTGAGCAGGAGGATATGTTGGCGAAAAAATCCGTGAAGATGAATTTTCTCAGCGAGGAAAGTTTCGCCGAGTTCTGCGCGCTGATTGGGCAAAAGCTCACGATGAAAACGCGCTCGGCATGGTTCCCGTATCAGCCTCCCGAAAAACTCGCTGCGCTCAGGTTCTCCCATGAACCCTAAATTCCCCGTCTATGTCATCAGCAAGGGCCGGTGGGAGTCCCGACTGACGCACAAGGCTTTGCTCGTTCGCGGCATCCCGCATCGTGTCGTGATAGAGCCACAGGAGCGTGACGCTTACGCTGCCGTGATTGACCCGGCGACGCTGCTCGTGCTCCCGTTCTCCAATCTCGGACAAGGCTCAATCCCGGCGCGGAATTGGGTTTGGGAGCACTCCATCGCTGAAGGCCACGAGCGGCATTGGATTCTGGACGACAACATCCGCACCTTTTATCGGTTGTGGAAAAATCTGAAGGTGAGAACGTCCGACGGGACAACCTTTGCCGCTGTGGAAGATTTCGTTTTGCGTTACGAAAAAGTCGCGCTCGCGTCTATGCAGTATCAGTTTTTGGCAAAAAGAAAACAGGTTCTTCTACCTATCATTTTCAACACGCGGATTTATTCGTGCATCTTGATTCTGAACCGCCTGCCCTACCGCTGGCGCGGGCGTTACAACGAGGACACTGACCTGAGCTTGCGCGTATTGAAAGACGGCTGGGCAACCGCAGAGTTCAACGCATTCCTGTGTGAAAAACAAGCCACGATGACAATGGGGGGGGGGCAACACCGCCGAGCTTTACGCGGGCGATGGCCGCTTGAAAATGGCGCAGTCCCTCGTTGCCCAGCATCCCGACGTGACCAAAATCGTTTGGAAATGGGGCCGTCCCCAGCACTCCGTCAACTATCGCCCGTTCAAGAAAAACAAACTCATCCGCAAGCCGGGCCTCGTCATTCCGACCGGCCCGAATGAATACGGGATGAAACTCGTGACGCTCCCGCCCAAATGCCCGACGAAATAAAACCACCCGCCCCCCCGCTCCCGTCCGCCGCCGCGCTGCAATCCGCGCGCGAGAAGCACCTGCTGGCGAAGTGGGCCAAGGGTGGCAACCTGCGCCCGGCTGACCTGCGTTCCATCGCGCATTTGCTCCCCGGTTATGTCGCGCCTGTAGCGTTCACAGAGACGCCAGCGGAGCCGGTTGACGTATCGGCAGAGCCAGAACAGCGAGAGGAGGAAACACCCGCGCCCCCTGTTCTCGCCCCTCCCGCCCCCCGGCGTGACTTCGCCGCGCTCGCGGAAGGCTACGTTGACGACGTGCTCACGGAGAAAGTCCCCGCCTGCAAATGGGTTCGCCTCGCGTGCGCTCGCCACCGAAATGACCTCTGGCGCGCGGAGCACGACATCGCGTGGCCTTACCGCTACGCGCCCGCCGCTGGCGCACGAGTCTGCGCTTTCGCGGAACTGCTCCCGCACGTCAAGGGCGAGTGGGCGCGCGCCGACGCGAAAGGTTTCACCCCGCGCCTGCGCCTAGAGCCGTGGCAATGTTTTTTGCTCTGCTCGCTTTTCGGCTGGGTGCGTCGCGACACGGGCAAGCGGAGGTTCCGCGCGGCTTCGCTTTACGTCGCACGCAAAAATGCGAAGTCAACAATTTCCGCCGTCATCGGCCTTTGGATGTTCGCCAAGGACGGCGAGCCGGGCGCGGAAGTCTTCAGCGGCGCGACCTCGCGTGACCAAGCCAACGAAGTTTTCAAGCCAGCGCAGGCGATGGTGAAAGGTTGCCCCGACATGGCGGCGGGCCTCGGCATTGACGTGCGCGCGAGCGGCCTTTTCCGCATTGGGCGCGACATGAGCAAATTCGTCCCCGTCATCGGCAAGCCGGGTGATGGGGCTTCCCCGCATTGCGCGATTGTTGACGAATACCATGAGCACCAGACCTCAGACCTGCACGACACGATGCAAACGGGCATGGCGGCGCGCTTGCAACCGCTGTTGCTCATCATTTCCACCGCTGGGAGCAACCTTTCCGGGCCGTGCCGGGACGACTGGCGGGCGTGCGAGGCGACGCTGACGGCGGCGGCAGAGCGCGGGCAGCGCGTCGGAAGCGCGGTGGCGGTGGACGACACGCGCTTTGCGCTGATTTACACGGCTGACGACGGCGACGATTGGACGGCGGAAGCGTCATGGGCGAAGGCAAACCCCAACCTCGGCGTGTCTGTCCCCGTGGATTTCATCCGCCAACAGGTGCAAGGCGCGCTCGCGCAGCCGCGCAACCAAGGCAGCGTGAAAACGAAGCATCTCAACTTGTGGGTCACGGCCATGAGCGGCTTTTTCGACACGCAGGCTTTCAACTCGCCGCCCGTATCCAATCCGGCACTACGGCTCGCGGACTTCGCGGGCAAGCCCTGTTTCATCGGCGTTGACGGAGCGGCGAAGCGTGACATTTCAGCCGTGGTGCGCGTTTTCCCGTGGAAAGACGGCGACGTGAGCCACTTTACCGCCTTTGGCCGCTACTATCTCCCGCGCGCGACGGTGGATTTGCCCCAGTTTCAGCACTACCGGGCATGGGAAGCAGGCGGTTGGCTCACCGTTTGCGACGGCAATGAGAACGATTTCGGGCAGTTAGAGGCCGACGTGATTGCGGACGCGAAGGAGTTTGACGTGCGCGAGGTGGATTTTGACCCGTGGCAACTGCGCGCGACGGTCGGAAACTGGCGCACGCTGCACGGGCTGACGTGTGTGGAGATTCCGCGAACGACAAAATCATTTTCGGACACCATGAAGGAACTCGACGCCGCGATTGCGAGCGGGCGGTTTCATCATTCGGGCGATCCCGTGCTGGCGTGGGCCATAAGCAACGTCGTGGCGAAGGAAGACCCCGGCGGCAACGTGTTTCCGCGCAAAGAGGCGGACGCGCAAAAGATTGACCCCGCCGTGGCGTTGCTCATGGCGTTGCACCGGGCTTTTGGAGCACCTGTTGAGAACCGTGCGCCTGCCGTCTTCTTTGTGTGATGAAACGCCGCCGTCCCTTTCTCCCCCGCCACCCGGCGGCAGACCGCACCCCGATTCGGGAGGACGCGCTGACGGCGGATGACATCGCCGGGATTCACAAGGTCGGGCGAAACTGGCTAGAGCACTACCCGGCGCACGGTGGCGAGCCGACGCGGGCGCAGTTTGTCGAGGCGTTCCGGCTTTGGGCGTTTCACGTTGACGTTGTGCTGGTGGAGAGAACTTAGCACATTGGTTCGGGCTTCCGCTGCGTCCACGGCTCACCCCGGCAAAGGGATGAACCGTGTGAGAACAGAGCACATTGGACTGGGACGCTCGCGTTGCCACTTTTCGACGCCCCGTGCTCGGCTGAACCAGAGGGTCACACACGTTTGGGATAGGCGTCGGGTCGTTTCGTGAGAAACATATTTCGGCGGGTTGGTCTAGCAATTCGTCAAGCCCGCCACCGACTAACACTGGCTCCGTGTCCGCTTCCTAGAAATCGCGGGGAGGTTTTTGCAGGGCTGTTATCCTCGTGCCTGCTAGGCGAGCCGGAAAGGTGGAGCGGAAAGCGGCGAGGGGTTGGGCTTTCGCTTGCCCCCTCGCCAGAGTTTTCCGGCTCGTGCGGCCAAATTGAATACGACCCCGCCGCCGTCAAGCATTTATTTTCGGCTTGCTTTCCGCCGCCGCGTAGTTTTTCCATCAATACATGGCAAGCCGCCCCAAATTTCTTGACCGCGCCCTGTCCCTTGTCGGCCTCGCGCGGCGCGACACGGGCGCGAGCAGCACGTTGACAGACCCGGCTGGCTGGCTTCTGAACGCGATGGGCGGGCTTCCGACGATGAGCGGGGCGCGCATCAACGAGATTTCCGCGCTCGGTGTTCCTGCCGCCTACGCCTGCATCAATTTGCTCGGCAACCTCGTTGGCTCGCTCCCCGCGCGCGTCGTCAAGCGCACCGCCGCCGGGCATGAAGACCTCGACTCGCACCCCGTCAGCATCCTGTTGCTCCGCGCGCCCAATGAGCAGCATACGCCGTTTGAGTTTCGCCGCCTCGTGCAAGCGCGCGTCGGCGGCAGTGGAATCGGCTACGCCCGCGTTTATCGGGACGCCTATTATCAGCCCACCGCGCTCGTGCCTGTCCGCACGTCGGACGTGCAAATTCTTTCGCCCGGCCCCGGCCAAGTGCGCTACCGCGTGCGGATGACAAACAGCGTGACGGGCGCGGCCAACACCGGCACGGAAATACTCACGCGCGCCGACCTCGTGCAGGTCAATGCGCTCTCGACGGACGGCTTTGGCGGCATCTCGCCCATCACGATGCTCCGCGAAAACATGGGCATTGCGATGGCGCAGCGCGACGCGCTCGGCTCATTTCTCAAAAACGGCTCGCGCTTCCCCGGCATCCTCACGGCGTCCGGCCTCACAGAAGCGCAAATGAAAGATTTCCGCGTGCAATGGGACGCGATGCAAGCGGGCGTGACCAATTCTGGCAAAATGCCGATTCTAAACGGCGCATTTTCTTACCTCGATAAGAGCGCGGGCATGAGCATGGCCGATGCGGAATTTCTCGCCTCGCGCTCGTTTGAGAACAACGAAATTTGCAGCGTGTTCGGCATCCCGCCCGTGCTGATTGGCAACAATGAAAAAACCTCGTCGTGGGGGACGGGCATTGAGCAAATCAATCAGGGTTTTCTCACCTATGGGCTAAACCCTTGGCTCGTGAATTGGGAGCAGGCACTTGGTTTCTCGCTTCTCACCGCGCAGGAGCAGGCTGACGGGCTTTCTATTTTGTTTGACCGCTCCGCGCTGTTGCAAGCGTCGCTTGCCGCGCGTTCCGCGTTCTACCAGCAGATGCGGATGATCGGCGTGATGAGCATCAATGACGTGCGCCATGAAATCGGTTTCAACGACCTCCCGCCCGATGAAAGCGACGGCATCGGCGACGACTACACCGCGCCTTTTAACAATCAGGGCGGCGTCAACAAAGGCACGCCCGCCGCAGAACCTGCCGAGCCAACCCCCACCGCCAAAGACTAATCCCTATGAAAAAGAAAACCGAAATCCGCGCCCGTCAGGGCATCCAAAAACGCGCGCTCACCGACGCTGAGAAATCCGCCGGTTACATCGGCGTGCTCACCGGCACGATTCCGTTTAACAGTGACAGCCAAGTGATGACCATGCGCGGACGCCCAAAGCCTTTCGTTGAGCAAATCGCCCCTGATGCTTTCAAACGTTCACTGAAAGAAGACGCCGACATCATGGCGAACGCAGGACATACGGACGACCCGCTCTCCGCCCTTGGCCGCATTGGCAAAAACCTTTCCGTGGAAACCGACAGCAAGGAACTCCGCTGGGAAGCACTCGTCCCCGACACGCGCGCTTGCGCTGATATGCTTGTGCTCGTAGACCAAGGCATAATCACCGGGACTTCATTTGAATTTCAGACACGCGGGGCCGATGGGGAGAAATGGGAGGCGCGCGACGCGCGGATTGACCTGCGGACGATCACCGACGCTCGCCTGCTCGCTTTCAACCCAGTCACTTACCCGGCATATCCAGATGCCAGTCTCACCGTCGAAATGCGCCGCCGTCAAGCGCGCAGCTACGTCATGGAGTGCGATGAAGCCATGTGGTGCGACCCGACCCTCACGGCGGACGCCGCATTTGCTGGCGAAATGCTCGACCACGAGTTCGAGGAACTGGAAAGCGCGCAGGAGTATTTGCGCGCCAACCCGACCGGCCCGCTTGCGGATTACGCGCGTAAGGAAGCCACTGAATCAGCGGACGACATCGCCATGCTAGTGAAATGGCTGGCCGACAATGGCGCGACGGTAAATCCGGACTACGCGGCGAAGGCGGCAGAGGCTTCCGCCTCGCGCGATTTGAGCGCCGCCACCGCTTCGCTCGCGATGCGGCACAAACTTTTTTCACAAAAGGCTTGACAGCGTATTATTTTTTCAACTACACACACGCCAGCAACCCAAACCAACCCTCCATCCCTCACCCGATGAACACCAAGATTCTCAAAGAAACCCGTGGCGCGAAGCTCAAAGAAGCCGACGCGATTTTTGCCGCCGCCAAGACCGACAAGCGCGACGCGCTCAACGCTGGCGAACTCGCCAAGGTGCAGGAGTTGCACAACGAGGTTGTCGCCCTCAACGCGCAGATTGAAGCGCGCGAGGGTCAGGACGCCATGCTCGCCAAGGCCGCGCAGGACGCGGGCATCGTCAAGCGCGAGCGCATCATGGGCGAGAAAGAAGCGCGTCGCTACAGCCTCGTTCGCGCCCTCTCGCTCGTCAGCAACCATCAGCCGCTTGACGGTTTGGAGAAAGAGGTTTCCGACGAAGAGGAGAAGCGCACGGGCCGCTCGGCGCAGGGCTTTTTCGTTCCCAATGAAGTTTTCGCCCCGCGTGAGGTTCGCACGAATCAGGTCAACGTCGCCAGCGACGGCGGCTATCTGGTGGGGCAGGACATCGCTGTTGACGAGCTTGTGCCGCTGCTTCGCCCGTCTTCGCTCATCATGCAACTCGGCGCGCGCACCCTCACCGGCCTCAAATCCGACGTGACGATTCCCCGCGTGACCGCTGGCAGCACCGCCTACTGGGTTTCCGAGACCGGCTCTCTCACCGCCAGCAGCGCGACCTTCGGCCAGATTCAACTCAAGCCCCGCCGCCTCGGCGCGCAGGTCAAGTATTCCAAGCAGTTCCTCGCGCAGTCCAGCGTTTCCGCCGACGCATTTGTGCGTGACGACATTCTCCTCTCGCTCGGCACCGAGCTTGACCGCGTGGCAATCCAAGGCACGGGCGCGGCGCAGCCCCTTGGCATCCTCAATATGGCGTCCGGCGACCTCGCCACCGCCGTCACCTACGGCGCAGCCGCGACGTGGGCCAAGGTCGTCAGCCACGAGACGAACGTCGGCACCGCCAACGCGCTCAATCTCCCCGGCACCTACGCCTATCTCACCACGTCCGCTACGAAGGGCGTCTGGAAAACCGCCGCCAAGGTCACGAATCAGGCGTTCTTCCTCTGGGAGAATGGCGACATCGTCAACGGCTACGCGGCTCGCGCTACGAACCAATTTGCAGCCAGCGGCACGCAAAACCAAGTCATCTTTGGCAACTTCTCGCAAATTTTGTATGCCGAATTTTCGGGCGGCATGGATGTCGTGGTGGACCCATATTCAGACGCCCTCTCCGGCGTTGTCCGCATCACGATGCAGAAGCTCGTTGACATGGTCGTTCGCCAAGGCAAGGCGTTCAGCATCTCCAGCGACTCCGGCGCACAGTAACATTTCGGCGAATACAACCGCAACCCAACTCCACCACCCGCCATGACTCCCACAGACATCAAAACTCCGCTGACGATCACCAACAGCGTCGCCATCGCGGCGAAGACCTCCACCGTGACCGGCACGGGCCTCGACATCAGCGGCTACGCTGGCGGCTTGCTCCTCGTTCAAGACGTGGGCGTTGTCAGCGGCACCACGCCGACGCTCGATGGCAAGTGGCAGTCGTCCCCGGACGATTCCACCTACACCGACATCAGCGGCGCGACCTACACGCAAGTCACGGCCACGACCTCGCTGCAAAGCATCGGTTTCGACGTGCGCGCCGCCGCGAAATACATCCGCTACGTCGGCACCATCGCTGGCACGACGCCCTCGTTCACGATGGGCGTGCTCATCATCGGCCAGAAAGAGCGCGTTTGATTCACGCCGGGGCCGACCGCATAAGCCTCTCGCGCCCCGCACGGATTAAAACCCGCGCGGGGCTTTTCTTTTTCCCGTGAAATCATACACCCTCACCACCGCACCCGCCATTGAACCCGTCACGCTTGCCGAGGCGTTGACCTTCATGCGCGCAGCCAGCGGGCTGGAAGACGCTTTGGTGTCCACGCTGATTTCAGCCGCGCGCGAATACGTCGAGAACCTCACGCAACGCGCGCTCATTACGCAGACATGGACGCTCACGATGCCGGATTGGTATGACCGCAACAGCGTTTTCCCGGCGGTTTATGCCTCGTGGTATGGAGCGCTAGCAAACGGCGTGACGAACGCGGGCGCGTGGTATGGCAATTACGACGTGACCGCGCAGAATGGCGACGCCACCGCGCTTACGCTTGACCGCTCCCCGCTGATTTCTGTTTCGTCAGTCAAGTATTACCCGGCGAGCGGAGGCGCACAGGTCACGCTCACGCAAGGGACAGACTACGCGGTTTCAACGGTGGCGACGCCGGGGCGAATCACGCCCGCAGTCAATGCCAGTTGGCCCGCGCTCGCCGCTCGCCCTGACGCGGTGCAAATCGTCTTTGTAGCAGGCTACGGGGCGGCAGAAACCGCCGTCCCGGCCATGCTACGGCTGGCGGTGCTCGCGCTCACAAATCACTTTTACGATCAGCGCGCGATTATCACCGAGACGCGCAGCGTGGAAGCCATTCCGCACACGCTTGACGCCATTCTCGCGCAATTCCGAGTGCGCGGGCAGCTTGCATGATTGTTCCACGCGGAGAGCAACCACTTTCTGAATACACGCCATGAGCCTACCACTCCCCACCCTCTACGTTGACATCGTGACCGGCGACCTGTTGCTGGGGCTAGGCGGCGTGCCTGCCGCCCCGCTCGTATTTACCTACGGCGACATCGTGAAATTGCCCATCGGATTTTGCGACGGCTCGACGGACAAAAGCGACCTTGT